GTTTCGTCAAGGAGGTTGCTGGAGCTGCTGAAGAATTAGTAGCTCGTGTGGAGGAGAAGGAGCAGTGTGTTCATTCGGAAGCTGACCCCGCTTTAGAAATGAAGTGTGATTGTGATCTTCCTATTGTTGATACCCCCTCTCCTCGTGTTCCTGATCTTCCAGTTGCCGATCCAATAATCTATTGTCCTTTGTGTAAGGTACATGGTGTTTTGAAGGATCATAAGCATGGTGGTGCGTATAAGCATTTTGGCCCTGATCCCGAAAAGTCAAGGTCTGTATTTGCTGGTCTCCGAAAGATCTGGGATAGTCAGGAAGATAAATTACATTTGGTGGAACTTGAACGTATCGTTAAGTCGAAGCCTTGGGTTTTACCAGTGATAATTTTCTTGGCGTTTGGTGCTGCTATTGTAGTTCTTCGCTGGATGGCAAAGAATCGCAAGCAGCCCGATCAGAAGGGTGAGGTCAAGGAGGCCTCTCCTTCAGGTTCTGATTCGAAGGGATGTTGTCACTCTGTTCGATGTCCTCTTGGTGATAAAAAACCAAAGGTGGACTCTTCAAAGTGTTGTGACACTTGGTGTGGTGGGTCTTTCTGTATTCATTGGGTTCATTGTAAGTGTGATGAGAATCGTCCGCTTCCTGATGAAAAACAGGAGAGATCCAGTAGCAACGCTAAGAAGCAGGCAAATGCTGGCAAGGGCTCTAATAAAGCCTTCCGTCGTCGTAAGCCATGGGTTGATTATTCCGATGAAGAGGAACAGGGTCTATTCTTTACTGATGAGCTTGGAAATCTCCAGCGTCGTAAGGGTAGACGTGCTGTCCGTCACGGTACTGAATTTGCATTGAATACTCATCATAATGATTATGGTATTGTTGAATCTTTTCTTCGCAAGGCTGGGAAGTCTATGCGTTTTGAGGAGGTGAAAGAAGAGGAAGTTCCTGAGGGAGCAACCATAACTGTTTTGCCTAAGGGTATTTTTGTTAAGAAGTGCGTGAAGGATAAGTGTGATGGGAAGTGTGGCAACTGGCATCGTGCTGGGTCTACATCGAAGAAGATTGAGAAGAGTGTTGAAAAAGATGCTCTCCGTAAGGATCGTTTGTCCAAAGGTCTTTGTTTGAAATGTGGTTCTGATAAGCACAAGGTAGCTGAATGCAAGCCTAAGACAGAGAAGTCTGAAGGTCTTGTAAATGGTGAGCAGTATTGCCTTAAAACCATTGCGCGGTCAATTGGAAGATCAATTGTTGAGACAGCTCTCTCGACCACAGAAATGTGTGCCGTCATGACGCTCAATGGTATCATAGTCTGTGCTCATATCTTTGATAAGGGCGGGGAGACTTTGAAGTTGGTCTTCAGTGACACAACTGTGGAAATTGGTAAGGCTAAGTCTAAGATGATTGGACGAGACCTCATGTATTTTCCACGACCAAAAGAATTGGTAGACACTGTTAAATTTCCGAATCTTCAGGTTGCTGGCTGTAAAGCTGGTGATAAGATAGGTCTCCCGACTTACAATAGTTTGGAGGATGCTAAGCAGTGCAATGTCCATTTTGATGGTGATCGTGTGAAGAGCATTGTATCAAGTGATCCAGGGCAGGAGAGGGCATATGGTGGCTATTCTAGTGTAGATGGTTCCTGTGCTTCACCAGTTATTAATACTCGGGGCTATGTGGTTGGAATCCACACTGGCACGACGAGTGTTGACACTGTTTTTACTCCTATGACTCCGGACATTGTGTATGCCGCCACAAGTTCTCGGCCGTCTAAAAATTTTTAGACAGCCCCCTCCCCGATTTTGATTTCTGGGCTGACTGGTACCAAAAGTATCTCGCTCGGGACGTGTTCAAATTGCAGGGAATTAGAGGGGGTGGTTATAGCCAGAGTGAACTCTTCAAGAAATATTTTGTGAAGGGTCATTGCACTTATGCTGGCCGTGCCAACCGATATACTAAGATGGTTGAGAAAGAGATTCTCAATAGCACTTTTGTTGAATTCTGTCGTAATAGAGGTATTAAATTACCCAATACGTATAGAATGGTCTTTCCCAAGCTGGAAGCGGGTTTCAAATCTGTTTCAAAGTACGACAAGGGGCAACCTGAGTTGGATGAAGGAGTGTGGCTTCTAGCTGGGGAATGGACAAAGGAACACTTCCACCCAGCAATGTGTGGGAGTAGAATCCTTGACCAGGAATTTGTTCTGACCGAAATGGACAAAACTACATCATGTGGTTATCCATGGAACTTGCTCTACCAGAAAAAGTCTGATATGCTGGCCGATGAAAAGGCAAGTGCAGTTCTTACTGATTACTGGCATGTGTTGAGTTTACCGGAGAACACGATTGTACCCATTTGGACTTGCTCTCAAAAAGTTGAGATGCGGGAGGTTGAAAAGCTCGAGCAGATGAAGCATCGGACTTTCACCGCCGCACCAATTGAGCATTCAGTGGCTACTAATCGTCTTTGTCTCGATATGAATAACAAGTTCTATTCCGCGTCTTCTCGTGGAATTAAGACTTGGTCTTTTGTGGGGACAACGAAATTCTTGCAGGGCTGGGATGTCCTTTATCACCGCCTGAATCGACTGCCTAATGCGTTCGAGCTCGATGAGAGCGAATACGATTCTAGTCTTTTTATGCGAGCGATGTATGGACAGCTAGCGATACGTTGGGAGTTTCTTGCTGAGGAATTCCGAACCCCTGAAAATTTTCGTAGAATGCAGGGCGTCTATGATGCCATTGTTCATTCTGTGATTGTTCTGGAGAACGGAGAACTTGTGCAGAAGCATACCGGGAATCCTAGTGGATCATCAAACACTATCGTGGATAATACCATGATTCTGTTTCGTTTGTTTGCTTATGCATGGATTAAATGTTGTCAGAAAGTTGGGCGGGAGCTCTCTTATCTTGACTTCATGAAACATGTTGAAGCTGCCTTGAATGGCGATGACAACACCTTTACGACTTCTGATGAGGTTGTTGCTTGGTTTAATCCATCAACGATAGCCCCTATTTGGTCGGAGATTGGTGTGATCACTAAGACTCCAGATGAGAAGCCAAGAAAGTTGTCAGATGTTCATTTCCTTTCACAAGGTTTTGACTATGACTCTAAATTGGACCTCTGGATGCCGGTGCCAGAGACTGGGAGAGTTCTGTCCTCCTTGTATGCTGGCTCCAACGTTGATGATGTGCGATGGCACTACCTTAGAGCATGTGCCCTTCGTTTGGATTCCTATGGAAATAGGGAATGTCGAGAAGTTTTGCGTGGGTATTTGGAATTCCTAAACAATAACTACTCAGACCGTCTTGTAGGGGATGTGAAGTCCGCCAATGGTGAGACCCTCCTTTCGATGGAACAGATACGAAATGTCTGGAAATCGGATGCTTATATTGAGGCTTTGTATAGTGGAAGAGAAGGAGGCGCGCAGCTGTTAAATCCACGAGCGCTTTTAAAATTCCACGAAACATTGCTAAATTAAGTTACATACAAGATGCCGAAAACTGCTGCTCAAAGAGCAGCTCGCCGTCGTCGTAAGGCTGCTAAGAAAGCGAGAGTGATGGCTCCGAAGAGGGGTCCTATCTTTCGTAATCCACAGCCTGTGCCCAAGAAAAGAGCTAAGCGTCAAGCCAATAAGCTCTCTAATCCTGTTGGTCCCAACTCGATGAGAGTTCAAGGGTATGCAGGTGCAGGCACGTCTGTAGTTGCTGGGCGTTCTACGTCCATGGCTACAAATCGTCGGACTCAAGTGATTGAAGAAGATGAATTTATTGCGCCTATCTATGGATCGGTGAGCTTCAATACAACGAAGTTCGCGATTAATCCTGGACAGGCTGGTTCGTTTCCGTGGGGAAATAAGATTGCTCAGCTGTATGAGCGGTACGACTTTGAGATGTTGGAGTTCTATACGACCTCTACTGTTTCAGGGTTTGCTACCAATGGTCAGCAAGGTACTGTAGTCTTGTCTATAGACTATGATGCCTCTGACCTTGCTCCAGTGAGTATGCAGCAGGTTGAGGATACAGATCCTCACACAGTTCCTGCTCTTCCGTCTACTTCTGTGATTGCTTTGCGAGCTGATTGCAATGAGATTCGGTCGAGTGATGCGAAGTATGTGCGTCCTGGTGCGTTACCAGCTAACACGGATATCAAAACGTATGATGCTGGTAATCTTTATGTCTCCACTGAAGGGTGTTCCAACACAACAAAGATCGGTGAGCTGCATGTTCGTTATCGGTGCCGCTTTACGAAGCCTGTGCTTGAAGCTGGGACCTTGTTTGGTCCAAGTTACTTGCACGTGTCTTCTAATGGCACTGGTACAGCAGCAGATCCTTGTGATGGTATGGCTGTCACATTTGCCTATGGGTGTAGTGTGGGGCCTATCAGTAGTACAGGTTTTACAGTTAGTGATCTTACGATTGGTAAAAATTATTTACTGATGATGACTGTATCTGACTTGGCTGTTGCTCTTACTCTTGCTACCCTTGGTCAGTCCACTGGGACTGGTTGGAACATTCTTGTTAATGACACAACCTATTCTGCTGCTGTTACTAATCCAGGTTCAAATCAGGCAGCGATTATTGAGTTTGTGACTGCGACGTCTACGAGCAATGCTATTACTATTGGTCTTACTGATGGTATAGCTTGTTCCGTTGACTTCATACTCTTGGAGGTGCCGAATGGATTTGGTGCCCTTGAGCAGAAGTCGGAACTGGATGAAATGCGAGATGAAATTCGAGAGATGCGTTCTTTCATCAAGACTCTCCTCCCTCCAGTTCGTGGGCCCACTGCGGCGAAACCAGCATCTGCTGTGTTAGACCTCAGTGAGCCCTCTACTCCTGATGAATGTAAGGAGGCTGACCTTGAAAAGTCAGTACACATTCCGAAGTCGATGGCTGCAAGGCTGTCGCGGGTGCTTATTGGAAAGTAGCTACAACTGCTGACCTCTAGCACACTGCATTTCTTCTGTTTGTGCATTTAGGTGAGGTACCTTTTTACCTCCTTTGATACTACACGTATCTTGTGAAGTGCAGGTTCATCTGCGAAGACCGGCTGACGTGGGAACGTTGGCGGCAAAAGACCGTAGAAGAATACATGATGTACAAGCGTGACCATGGTGTCATTGAAAGGTTTTGGCATCTTTCCTCGGGATGGTGTTTGCAACAGAACACCCTTCTTGTAGCAGGGTTTTAGCTTTTGCTCGGTTTCCCTGTCGCAGGATTGCCGGAATAGTTGTTTGCTAGTACTCGAGTTGAAACAGACTTAGAGCCCA